TCTGGTTCTTTTTGGCTTCTCTTCCTCTTCCGGTTCTTCAACCTTTTTGCCTCTGGTTCTTTTTGGCTTCTCTTCCTCTTCCGGTTCTTCTGCTTTTTTTCTTCCCCTGCCTCTTTTCGGCTTCTCTTCCTCTTCCGGTTCTTCTTCATCTTCCGGTTCTTCTTCATCTTCAATTTCTTCCTCTTCCGGTTCTTCTACTTTTTTTCTTCCCCTGCCTCTCTTCGGCTTCTCTTCCTCTTCCTCTTCATCTTCATCTTCCTCGACTCCCATGAAGCAATCGTTCACTTGTTCATAAGTAGGAATTTTTAACATGGATTCTAGAGGGAAAGTCTCATCCAAAATATCTTCATCATAGGGATCACGTTCTTCAAAAGAAAAAGATTTAAACTCCAAAAATTTCCTTCCGGCAAAAAACGCTTCAGCAGCCCTAAATTTAATCGTTTTCCCTTCGTCCCGATCAGCGAAAGTAATTATTTCATCACCGCTGTTTTCTGCTTCTTCCAAAAGTTCTTTTTCAAAAAGAAAATAACTCACGTCAAAAAGCTGGACGCCCTTATCTTCATTTTCCAAATCTAATACATTATAAATCACTCGGTGAGTCGGCTTAAAATCGTCATTTCCCGATTGCTTCCACTCTTCACAAATCGGGCAAGGTTTTCCCAGAGTCTTATTAAGACATAAAAAAACCGATTCATTTAAGCCGACTCCAAAATGAACCCATACATCTAATAGATAATCTTCAAAACCCTTTTTCATTTTTTGGGGGTGACTATCCGTTGTAATTTCGTAAGGTAAAATATCAATTATATTTTTCCCTTTCTTTGGAGTATAAAATTCAACTCCGTCACACTCGGATAAATCCAGCACACCTTTTCCTGAACCGCCCTTATCTTTATTAGCGGCATTATTTTGCGTCCTTTTTCTTAATGCTTCCTTTTTTTCCTTTTCCGTTGGTCTTTTTCCCATTTAACATTTCCTCCAATTTTTTAAAATATTCTTTTATTATTAGTCGGGCGCTCAGCCAGACCATTAAAAAAACCGATAGCATACATAAAACAAACCCGACCACAAAAACAAATACTCGATCTAAAAATAATAAACCCTCAAAGCTCATTATTTTTCCTCATTCATTTTTTTCCGTTGCCGTGTTTGTTTTTCCTTCCCGCTTTGCTCTTTCATCCCCGCTGAATTCTTATTTTCTCTAGGCGACGAAAAATAACCGCCCTGCCAAAGATCCACCAGATTTTCCAAAGCATTTTTCCGATGACCCATAGCCGTTACTTTTCCCTGAAGAATATTTACAACATGCTCCGCTTCGATAAGTCTTTGCTTAGCGCTCTTATAATCGGGATGAACCGCCACCCAAGCATTAACCGTGCTATCCGTCGGCTTAACTCCAATCAACTCTTCTCCCGACTCCCTAGCCGATAAAATAAGATCAGCTTGTACTATTTTCACGGTTTCCGCTTCTTCACTTTTTTCTTGAATCGCATCGGCTAACTCGCAAGTCAAAATTACATATTTATTAGAATGCTCCAGCCATTCACGATCCAACGAATCAATGTCGATATTAAAATCTTTAATATCCATTTTACCTCTCCTTTATTTTATTTTACTCCTTACTTATATTATATTACTCCAAACATAACTATTAAAAAAAAATTAAAAAAATTATTCGTTTCCGATAGAATAATAACAGGCAAGCGTCAAATCCCCTTTTCCGTTATCAAAAAAAGGTTTTTGAAAACACTCCAAAACATAAGCTGCTCTGGGTTCATTTTTCTTTAATAAAACTTGAGTCATATATCCCACGACCGCCCGCCTAACTTTCTCCGGCTCATCTTCTATTTTAATAATCAACTCGGCTACACTATTCCAATTCTTTTCTGTGGCGGAAAGTAGCTTGCGACATAGTGTGATTATCTCTTCCTTTTCCTTATCGATATTTTTTAATATTTTATCGATCTTTTCTTCATCCTCAATTTCTTCGATTTGATTTAGAAAAACCAACGCTTGTCTTGGAATCCCTTTACTTGCTTTTATTATCTTTTTAAGATTTGCGTCTGTTATTTTTATTTTTTCTTTTTTAGCTACCTTTGCCAATAGCTGAAACATGGTGTTCGGTGATAATTTTTCGACTTCAAAAATCATAGCTCTATTTTTTATTGTCTTTATTATCTTACTCGGCTCAGTAGTGCATAAAATAAAATAAACATGATCGGGAGTATCTTCAAAAACTTTTAATACAGCATTTTGAAATTCAGGAGTAGCTTTATGAAATTCATCTAAAATATAAATCGACGATGAACCTAACATTGGCACATATTCTAAATTTCCAATAATACCCCTCGCCGTATCGATACCCCTGTTATTACTCATATTTATTTCAAATATATCGTCCCCGACTCCGCCTAACTCTTCCGCTAAAATTCTGGCAAAAGTAGTTTTCCCGCAACCTGTCTCGCCATGAAAAAGAAAAACATGAGGACAATTCTCCTTTTCTATTAAACCTTCCAAAGATTCAACCACGCTCTCGTTTCCAAAAATCTCTTCCAATTTTTTTGGTCTGCTTTTTATATGTAACATTTCTTTTCTCCTTTAAATTTTTTCGTCTTTCATCTCCGCCCAATTACCATCTACCGCCGAACACTCCGCATCGATGTCCAAAGGCACAATAATAAAATCCCAAAATTTTCTTACATCTTCCGTCATAACTTTCCGAACCATTTTTTTAAGCTCCGCTTTTTCTTCAGGGACAACATCAAATAAAATACTGTCATGAATCTGACCTATAATTAAAGTTTCATATTTTTCTTTTCTTAATTCCTGTTGAATGTGGATTAAGCTCCAAAGTAAAATATGAAAAGCGACCCCCTGAATTGGATAATTATAAACGTGTTTTTCCAACAAAACTCCCTTACATCGAAAGCCCGTCAAAAAATCAATATAACCCTTTTTACAATAGTCGTTCCACGCTGCGTCTTTCCAATCTCTATATACCATAAATTTTTCGTTCCAAAAAACATCTTCCACTTCCATCACGTGCTTTTCAAAAGCCTTATAAGATTTTATCCCTTGATTTTTTAAATGCTCCCGAACATAAATGTCTTCAGTAGTCTTAAGCTCTTTTATATTTTCCCAAATATTCATAGCGCAATTTCTATAATAGTCGCCGTAAAATTCAGGAAACACAAAACCGTTTTTAGCATAGAACCGCATCCATTTTGTAATCAACGACTTGTCCGCCAAAAATAATTCGCAGGCTTGATCTCTATGCATATCGGTTAAAGGATTATTTATATAGTCTATCATCACAGGATCATGATGATAGCAAACAGAAATTCTAACTTCAATCCCAGAATAATCAACCTCCATTAATTGACGCCCTGGACGTGGAATAATTCCTTTTCGAGTAACTTTCATAGCATACTCATCCCTGACAGGAATATTTTGAAAATTTATAGCCGAAGAACTTGATCGATACGTTTTGGTTGTATGTAAATTAAAATTGGGATGAAGAAAACCGCCCACCGACTCTCTAACAAATCCTTCCAAATATGTATTCTTTAATTTATCTAATTTTCTATATTCTAAAAGCTCTCGGACAAAGACAATATCCATTTGTTCAAGTGCCTCTTGATCCACCGACGCATTTCCTTTAGCCGTATATTTAACAACCTTCAAATCTAAATATTCATAAAATAATTTCTTAAGCTGATTGCTTGAACCAATATCGATTAACTTATTTTCTTTTTCAATCCATAATTTTCCTTCCTTCGTTTTCTCTTGTAATTTTTTCTTTTTAGATTTCAACCGCCTTTCCAGATGATTATATTGAGCTTCGTAATATTCATCATCCGTACATATTCCATTTTGCTCCACTTCTCCCAACTCTATCATTCCTTCAAAAAATAAATTAAAAGCCCGCCCCCTTTTATTTCCCATTTCTTCTCTTTGTTTTTCATATAGCATAAAAGTAAACAAAGAATCCAAAGCGCAATACTCCATAACCTCATCCGCTTCAGCTAAATCAATACTATTAAAAGCGTTATTATCTTTAGAATTGGATTTCAAAAAACCTTCCACTGAATCTTCATATCCAACTATTCCAAAATTTATATAGCTTTGAAATTTTAACCCGCTTATTTTATCCCGAAAATCCAAAACATGAGATGCGATCATAGTATCCCACGACCATCCCTTAACAGAATAACCTAAATACTTTTTTGTCCAACTACTTTCAAATTTTAAATTTTGAGCTATCTTTTTTATTCGAGTCCCTTGTAAAACTTTTCTCAAGGCTTTTCTAAAAGCATCATCATCAAATATAGGGAAAGCAACCACCTTATCCGTCCCCGAACATACAGACATAAATTTAATTTCGTGTCCTTCCGCATACGGCTTAAGTCCGGTTGTCTCAAAGTCAAAAGCTATTTCGTTTTTTGGCCAAAGGGATTCTAAAAAAATCGTTGCGCCTAAAGAATTATTTATTATCTCAACTTTATTTTTTATATCCAAATAATCGGGAAAAGGCTCAAAATGGCATAGAGCAGCTTCCAACTGATCTTCAAATTCTTTTTTTATTATAAAAATATCAGAATTATCTTTAACATATTGAATCGAGTTAATAGGATAAATCCAAGCCCCTTTCTCTTGATCAGGAATTTTCCAACCTATCCATTTAACAATATTTGTAACGGACACTTTATTGCCGATCAAAGCCTTCAACCCTTCAACCCCAAAAATAATTATTTTTTCAGGCTTATTTTCTTCTATGAATTTATGTAAAAAAGATTGACATAATTTTATCTCTCTATCCGTTTTCTTTTTAGAAAAACATCGAACAGAATAAACGCACCAACAATCTTCATCCAAATCCAAATTTTGTTTTTTTAAAAAACTCCGTAAAAATTTAGCTCTATCGCCTTCCAAAAAACAAGACCCTCTTTCAATTAAATTTGGAGCATCAAAAAGAAATAATATTTTTTCTTTTCCTTTTCCTTCGGGCTTTCTTTTCGGGCTTTTATCTTTTGTATTCAATTTACAAGACCCGCAAGGGTTTTTCAAAACTTTGGGGCTGACTTTCCTTTTGCTTTTTTTTATTCTATTTCGCACAATATTTTCTTCTACAATTTCTTCAAACCCTTCAAAAAAACCTTGTGCTTTCATTCCTCATCTCCCTCTCTATTTATCACTAAAGAAATTAAATGAAAATATTTTGAAGATCGAAAAAGCACCTTGTTCTCCCTAAAATATAAAACATTAGTAACCTGTAAAATATCTAACAACGATTTGGAAGAAATTTTTATAGTAATTTTTTCATCAATACTTTCTTTTATTTTTATCCTTTCAACGACCTTGCCCCCAACCCTTTCTCCCGAACAAGTGATAGTATCGCCTTCGATCTCCATTCTAATATATTCAAGCCCAAACTCTTTTCCATAACTAAATAAACCTACCCGCTCAATAGTATCCCGAAAACCCTCTGGAAAAGTCAAAGATTTATTTTTTTTATTTTCCAAATCTTTTAGATCAAAAAGACTTTCAACCGTTTCCAAAGGATACTCCGAAGACAATAAACGAATACTAAAAAATAAATTATCGTCGTCGATAAAATGAACCCAATTATCGTCCAAATAATATTTATTCACCCCTTCAAATTTCAATAGTTCGCTCAGACTCTCTTTAGATAAAACAAAAGAATCCATCTTTTTTTCCATCTGAAATAAACTCGCACGGAAACGATCTGTGGAAGAGATTTTATTTTCTCCAAAATAAACTCCGCCCAATACTCCCAAAATCGAGTCCCCCGCCGAAAAAACACAAAGCCTACTACCTAACAAAAAATCATCGGGCAATTTTTTCCATTTCATTTCCTCAAAATTAAAATCAATTATTTTATTCTTAATAAGCCCCTCATCCATTTTTGTCATTTCCAACGAAGTGCGTCCATCGGTCACTAAAATATTTTCTTTTTTAAGGGATAATCTTAATTGATCTCCTTTCATTTTATCGACCAACCTATAAAACTCGGCTGCTCTGACCGCCCCTTTTATTCCTACCGGAAATTTAACGCAGACCGATAAGTCATTATTATAAGATCGAATCCAATCATCATCAAAAATAAAACAATCTGCGCCTTCCAATAAAAAAGTATCTTTTGAATCGACCCCAACAACGACTTTCTTTAAAGCTCCCAAAAAATCCTTTCTATTCACTTTATCCATTTTTCATCTCCCATCCGTTTATTGTATTTATTTCCATAGGATTCATTTTGTTCTTAAATTTATATAATGAAGGAAACCCCAACACTCCCCCATCGTTTACTAATTTATTTTTATTCACTATTTCGGGATCAGTGTAAAATAAATATCTCAAATACTCGGATAAATAAGCCTGTCTTTTATCGCAAAAAGAATATCGGAAATTTATATACTTATAATTTTCATCCCAAATATTTACACCGATGATCTCTGCCTTATCGTTCCATAATATTTTTTGGTTTTCTCCCCTAACAATATATTCCAAAATAACTTCATCATCTTCAATTATAAATTCCTTTTCTTTAGATAAAAGCCAATCCACAAAAATATTTACTATCTTTTGTTGTTGGTTTTTATAAAAATAACTTTGACGATGTTCGTAAAAAACAATTGGATTTCTTTTCTTAAACCGATTTACATTTTTTCTATAAGCACTCCATCTCCCACCGGACATATCCTTAAAATCTTTAGGATTATAAATAAACTCATAATCCACAAAAACCGCCGAGTATTTTGGAAAAACATTTCCCACAAAACTCGACCAACAAGCACAATCTACAATTTTACCGGAATATAAAATTAAAGGAAAAACCAAAATTCCAAACTCATCTCTAACAGACATCCCCTGTGCTCCCGCCTTTACTTTAAATTTTGCCTTTTCAAAATATTCTTCAGACATCCAAAAAGTAGGCTTAATTTTATTTTCTTCCAAAACACGAAAAAACTCTTTCACATCATTCCCTGGTTCCATCTTCCGCCCCCTTCTCTTTTTTTATTTCGTCGAATAAATCAAAGCAACTTTCTTCGTTTTTCTCTTCTGAATTAAATTGATTCATAGAATTGAGATAGTCTTTTTTAATCCGGCTAATTAACTTTTTGCTTACTGCTCCTGTCTTTCTACTTTTCCCGCCCATATCATTCTCCTATATAGTTTATTTCTCCTAACTCGTCATAAATACAACAAGCTAAAAATCCACACATAGAAATATCGTGGGATTCAAAAAAAACAAAATCAGATTTTCCAAAATAAAAAGAAAGGGAATCACTGAAAATAAACAAAGACATAAAATCATTAGTCCTTAATCCGATAGGGTTAAAATCTTTTTTTAAGTTATCTTTGTTTAGATCAATAAGTCCTTCGGCTGCTTCTTTTTTAATCGAGATAACAGTCCCTGAATATATATCTTTTTGAACAATTTTAAAGTCCCCTTTTTTCAAAAAGAATTCCACATGAGATAACCGCCGATCTAATAAGCCCAAAAGTTTTTCTTGTAAAACAATTTGGTTCGGGAGTTCGGGCTGATCATAAAGCCGGTTAAAGACTTTATTTATATTCGCAAAACTCCCGCTTTCAATTTTACATTTCTTTTCTCTGGAATACTCTTCAACCCGATCTACAAAAATAATTCCGCCGTCATCATCCAACCTTAAAGACGATGAATCATAATCATCCGCCTTGAAAGCAAAGGGAGTAGGAAAAAAATTTTTACCAAGCATAAATCTTAATAATAAAGTATTATCCATATTCTTTATATAGATAGTCTTTCCTTTACAGAAAATTATGCTTTTCTCTTTTCCCGACTGCTCCAAAGCTACCGCCTGAGCAAAAATAGACTCGACTCTTTTGTTTATTTTTATCATAATATACTCTCCAATTTTTTTAATCTGAAATCATCCTTTTTATTAAATTTCCAAATCATTCCTTCCGTATCCGATCCAGCCGGCTCAATACCTTTCGCCCAACTGATATACCAAGCCACGTTTCCATTTCCGTTCCACATTCTTTTTACTTCATCTTTTATCGAATCGGAAAGCCATCCGCCCTTTTTAACGACCCACTTATTAAAAGCCCCCCAAGTACAAGGCTTTCCCTTTTGAGATACGATAAAACGAATAGCGGAAACGCCGCAACCGTAATTAAACCCGCCCCCGAACCAATCCCCGACTTCACAACATATAAAATTATCGTTGTCAGGCACGTTTCCAAAATCAAAAGTTGAATTCTGAATTTCATTTTCTCTAAAATACTCCATTAACTTTCCTAAAAGAATCGAACCCAACCATTGACTATCTGATGTAAGTAAAAACATCCTATCCCAATCTATTCCTAATTGTCTAAAATTATTAGCTATCCCGATACTATTAGCAGAGTAGCTATATGTGTCCCATGTAATATGCTTAATTCCAATTTCTTTTATCCTTCCGATATAATCATCCACCATTTTCTTACTATCATTTAAAAAAATCATATAAGGTTCTATCCTACAAATCACACGCACTCCCGCTTCGACTAAATTCTTACAAGCGCCCAATCGGGCTTCTAAACTCGGGGCGCCAGGTTCAATCTTTTTTAAAAATTTATTATCGCTGCTTATTAACGTCATGTGAACCGCAGCTTTTCCTTTATTATCGGATAAAACTTTTACATATTCATCTTCTCCTATTAAACTCGACTTTGTATTTATCATAGTCGGGTAACTTATGTCTGTTAGATATTGTAAAAGTTGAAGTGAGATTTTATCCTTTTTTTCTTTTGAAATAAAATCTTCAAATCGTATTCCTAGCCTCATAGGTATCTCTTGACGGATTGCGTTTTTTACTTTGTCGTTTCCTTCCACCTTTTCTCCCCGATGCTTCATTAAAATATCTAATTCTTTTTTTACAAAGTCTACATTACAATGTCGCAGTCCCATCTTCTTATAATTATCGAAAAAACTACTATACAAACTCGCCTTAAAATAATCCGCATAACAATACTTACAACCAAAAGGGCATTTGAGTCCGTCCCATACGTCGATATTTAAAGGCATCGGACAAGATTGAGCTCTCAAACTAACTTCCACAAACGAATTTATTTCATCTATATCGAGTAACCTTTCAATCTTTACCCATTCCCTTTTTTCTAAATTAAATTGTTCATAATTGCTTTTTCGCCCCTTTTCCTTTACTCCCTTTATTCCACTCGATCCATCGAAAACAAATTGCGAAGCACGTGGAATAACTTTGGATATATCTTTTCTTAAGTCCCAATAGTTCATAATAGACTTTCCTTTAAAGTATAAAATTTGTCGTTGCTCTCTTCCGTAAAAATCTTTTTCCCAAAATCAAAATCCCCGACACCATCCCAACTCCGCCTAAAAACTCGCTCAGACTTTTTCCCTTCCAATAACTCTCTTTTCCAAGTTATGACGTTAAAAGTAGTCGGACGACTTACATTTATTCCGCAGCAAGTGTTTGCCCTCTCCCGATACTTTCCTGAATTTATAAAATCGGGGCAGCCCAAAATTATATTATATTTTTTAGATAGATCGATAAGTTTAGGTAAAATCTTTTTCCATTCCTCATCTTGATTCATCTTCCAAATCTTTTCAATATCTAATCCGATAGAACATAAATTTTTAGCCACCCAATCGTTCATATGTAAATTATACGTATTATAGGAAGGAATTTTATAATGCTTTAATAGCTTTAAAGCATCTTCAAAATCTTTTAAAGTATGAAAACCAGGGATGAAAGGCTCACCATTTACTCCGATCTTAACCCCCTTTTTATTTATCGTATAAAGAAAAAATAAACGATCTCTGGGGGGCGTTGTAGATTTTTTTTCTAATATTTCCCAATCTTTATCCATCCCTGGAGATATCACCGGCATGACCGTTATATCTTTCATATCTAATAATATATCTTCATCCCTTTTTAATATTTCCGTGTTTTTAGTTTGAACGACCGTTGACCAATCTAACTCGTTTAATATTTTTAAGGCTTCTCGGCTTACTTTATATTTCAACTCCGCCCGCTGATATGGATCGGCTTTATTCCCGAACCTTATTGTATTCTTATTTTTTATTGCGTGAGCTAAAAAACTTTTTGGGTTTTTATTTTTTTGTCCGTTCATTAGTTTTCTCTTCAGCCCTTCGGTATTAAATAAAGGCTTAAGCTCTTCCCCCCAAACGTGGTTCAATCTGCGAATATAACAATGATGGCAATAATGAAAACAATTTCCATAAGTATCTAAAGTGAACGATAAGGGGCAATATAAACTATCCCCACGAATAGTTAAAGGCGTTTTCAATTCTTTCATGATCCTATATTCCAAAATAAAATTTCTTTATCTTTAAAAAAACTAATATTTTCGCAAAGCCATTTCCACGCCTTAAGATCGTAATAAATATTACACGGAAAAGGACAGTCATATTTCACGCTGTCTTTGTAGTTGTATTTCTCATTTATTATTTTTATCTTAATTTTTACGTCTAAAGAAAAAAGACCATTCAATTTTAACACTTTTTTGCCTAGATACCGCCTTAAACCTTCCTCAGATCGATCATAACCCATATGCAAATATACTGTCGCTTGAGATTTTTTCTCTATTAAGCCCGATATCACTCCAGCAGCAATTGTCCCTGAGCTGACACTAACTACCCAAATATAATTTTCTCCAAAAAATTTATCGGGTAAAGACATCACCTCTTGAGCCGTTTCCGTTACCGTTTCATCCAACTTTAATGCGTTCGGCATCATATAAGAATCCTCATAATTTCCTATTAACATTTTTTTAGATTTATGAAATAAAATAGAGCTTCGTTGCGCTGGTAAAGGAATAAGAACCGCCCCGCATTTTTCCGCCTGCCTTTGAAAAAACCGCACTTCATTCTCTCCCTTAAATTTAGGGTAAAATAATACAACTTTTTTTCCTAAAGATCGACCCGCCAAGGATACTCCCCAACCCGCTTTACTATGAAAAGTATCTAACACCCCAATCGTTTTTTCTTTTCTATTTTTCATATGAGAAAAAACGCCCCTCATTTTAGAAAAACGAACATGAGCCATACATAAATCCTCTCTTTTTACCCAAACAACTCGATCAGAAATAAGGTATGGCTCAACTTTAGTATTTTTAATTATTTTCATAGTTCGGGCTTAAGAAAAATAAAGAACGCCCTTTTCATCTTTTTGAATCAACCTATCTAAAGTATTATATTTTTCACTAGCGCAGTCCGACAAAAAAGTGCCTATCGTATTTTTTGAAGTTTCAGGAAAAAGCTCTTGGTGAATATCGATGATGTCTTTTCGAGTGTATTTCTTTTTCTCGATCCAACCCACGATCATCTCTTTACGAAAATTAGATTTTTCCCGATTATTCTCAAGGTCATCATATTTCTTTTCAACCTTCTTAACGTCAGAAGCCAGCGCCGCACAAACAACTCTCGGTTCGATTTTCTTCGGTTCGGCTTTCTTCGGTTCGGCTTTCTTCGGTTCGGCTTTCTTCGCCGGAGTTTTCTTTGCTTCGATTTTCTTTGTATCCACTTTCTTTGTTTCTCCTTTTTTTGATTCTGATTTTTTTGTCCCCGCTACTTTCTTTTCTTTTCCCAACTCCCCCATCGTCAAATGATAGATCGTATCTAAAGTATTTTCAGATACTTCATCGGAAGGAATTAAAAGTTCAGCCACTTCCTTTACTTCATTCTTCAGACCTTCCAAAGTTCCGTCTGCGTTTATCGGAACGTCTAAATTAACAACGTCGTTTAACTCTTTTGCCGCTGAAGTTAAACTTTTTAAAGTAAGTTTTTTATGAGCCATTTTGCTCTCCTTAAAATTTAATTTTTTATTTACTCTCTTACTTATATTATACTCCAAAAACAAAAGAAATTAAAAATTTATTGATTTTTTTTATTTTTTCGCTTTTTTTTCGTTTTTTGGTTTACGAATAATCCATTTTGAATCTATATAAGGCTTTCCAATCTTTAATTGTTGTAACACTTGAACCTCGTTTAATAGAGAAAAACCCGCCCCCCTTATTCCCAACGTCCCGACTCGCATAATATTTTCCTCTTTTTCTTTAGCCGTTTGATTAAGCGCAAACATAGAGGTGACGTGATTTAGTTTCCGTATATCTTCAACTATATCCGACTGCTCTATGCTTTCTTTATTAAAAGTCGATTTATTAGAATGACTCGCCGTTGCTAGTAAACAATTTCTTTTTTGAGCCAGTCCCCTCAAATCTCTCCAAACTATATTTATTTGATCTCTTGGATCAGAATATTTTTTGCCCGCAACCATCAAATCGGCATAATCCCCGATTATAATATCGGGCTTAAAGTTTTCAAAATATTCCAAGTTATCCAAAACCACATAAAGATCGTCTGGAGCTATTCCACCCGCTGCCTCACTTAATATCCGGAGTCCGCCTGTTCGGATATGCTGCTGAATAGATTTTCCCTTATCTATAACCGTTTGAATTTTTATTCCTTCCTTTTCCTTTTTTCTATAACCAATCCCCCCAAAGTCATCATAGTAAGGAATTGAAACCGTTTTATCTTTTTCCCACATGGCGACCTCACCGAGTATTCTTTGATAAAATCGTCTATTTATTTCTTTATGAGACATTTCTAAATTTATGAATAAAACTTTACAACCCGCCATCATTCCTTTAATCGCCGTTTCCATAAGCCACCAAGACTTTCCCCGCTTCGCCGGCGCAGTAAATGCGATAAAGTCCCCCCGCTTAAGCCACCCCATCATTTGCCCGAGTGCTCCAGGAAATTTAAAAAGAACGTCGTCCAAAACAAAAGTCGATCTTATTACGTCCTCATCGTTTAAAATATCCTCACATTTTAAAAAATCTTTTCCTACTTCATTATAACTCATTATGATTTTTTCCGCTTCGTCTAAATTCCCTAAAGATATTTTTTCTTTCACTCTGGAGGTGGTATCCAATAAAGCTCTTCTCCGCAAATAATTTCGGGCTTGAGATATTTCATATTCAGTATTAAATTTAGTTTTCTTTGAAACAAACTCTGAAGATAAATTAGTGAGGAAAGTTTCAATTAAACTCGCTTCACCTTCCTCAAGCCTTCCGCCCGATAAAGCCTGCTGAAACATATCTTCAATATTGCCTCTGGGCGCTTTCTCCGTTAAGTTTAAATAATCCAAACACATCCTTGCTACTTTTCTAGCATAGCTTAATTCTAATAATTCAACTTTAAGGAAAATACTTATTTGTCGCAAATATTCATCGTCGATTATCATACCAGTAATAATCCGCTTTTCTTCGTCTTTCTTTATTTCGTGCCTAGTCCATAGCTCTCTGTCTTTCATTATCCGATCTCCTTTAATATTTCTTCAATTTTTTCTTTATCTTCAATAGGATCATACCCAATGATCGTTCCGCACGCCGTCATTTCTAAAACATGCTTTCCATCCTCTTCTCGAATACCGTGATTTTTCCAACCGCTTTCCCTTTTCTCCTTTATCATTTTCGGCTCAGTCCCCTGAAGAACATAAGTCATAGCCCACATAAAAAAACTACCGTTTGAATGTGAGTTGAATATTGCCTTATCAAAACTTTTTGGTACATTTGTTTTATCTTCAAAGAAAAAACCTTCTAAATAAAAAAAATTTGAAATATAAATAGCTTCATTTATCTGCTCCATCGTATATTTTGTCCGTAACATTTCCTGAGTAATATTATTTTTATCTAAAAATTTAGGGCTAACAATACAATATTTTCCAAAAGTTCCGTTTTGTAAATACTTTAAATATTTATTTATATTTATAAGCGTTTTGGAAGGCTTATCGGGAGTAATTTTATGTACGAATGTAATTCCATTTTTTTCTTTTAAAGAATTCCAATGGCGAGTAGCTTGATTATATTCTTTAGGTAATTTTATAGGCGGATTATCTTTTTTCTTTTTAATCGATTTATTATTTGGGTTGGTAGGGTTGGAGGGCTTATAAATCGGCTTTTCGTTTTCTTTACTATTTAAAAATATTCTAGAAAATCTAAAACCTTTTTCAGTTTTTCTGATAGTTCTTTTTTTTCTTCCATTTTTATCATATTCATATTCTGTTTCAATATAGCCTTTTTCTCTTAATCCTTTTATAATTTGGCTACATCTAACTTCGGTTAATTCAAAAAATTCTGAGAAATAACCATTAGAAGCAAAACAACCTTGTTCGCCATCTAAAAAATCTATTTCCATAAAAAATAATCTTTCAATGCGGATTAATTCTTTATTAGTCCAAAGTTCCATAGGAATCCAAAGTCCTTTACGTTTATTTTCATTTTCCATTTTTAATTCTCCTTTTATTTTATAGATCGATTTTATTTCTAATTTCTTCTATGAAAAATAAAAAAATAAAAATTGGTTTTCGTTTTTTGAAAACCTTTTCTTTTTAATATCTTTTAATTAAAAAGAATTATATTATTCTTTTATTATTCTTTTATATAGTATATTTATAATCTATTTTAATAGGTTGTTAAAATCTATTTTAATAGGTTGTTAAAATCTATTTTAATAGGTTGTTAAAATCTATTTTAATAGGTCTTTTTTATATTTTATCTAATCCACCTTTGGAAAAATAATAGCCTTTTTCTGTTTTTCGGATGATTCTATTTTTAATCTTTTTTCCTTCCTGATCATATTCTATTTCAATCAATCCCATTTCTTCTAATTTTTTAACGATTTTAGTACATTGTAATTTACTTATCTCAAAAAGTTCCGAAAAATAATCATTGGATTGATAGCAAGGGGCTTCTTCTCCATCCCAAATATCTATTTCCATAAAAAATACTTTTTCAATAGCAGATAAATCTTTATTTTCCCAAACTCCTTTTGGAAACCAAACTCCCCGAAAACCATAATAAAATTCATTTTTTTCCATTTTCATATTTCTCCTTTTTATTTTTTATAAACAGACCGACTATTTATTATATTTTGATTATTTGCTTAATCTAATTTGTTTAAATATTTTTTCTTTTCTCTTCGTGCGTTTCTTTTTTTAATATTTTTTTTCTTTTGAACTATTTCGATAAAGTTTTTTTCTCGTAAACATGAAATATAGTGATAACAATATTTTTTATCCATTTTTAAAAACTTTGAAATATAATCAACGGTTATGTAATATCCGCCCGAAGTACAAAATTTTATTATTAAATAAAATAATCGGTAAAACTCATCCTCTTCATCCAATTCTTTATACAAAATTTCTTCTTTACACCATAATTTTTCTTTCTTAAATTTATTTCTTTCCTTTTTCCATTCCTTAAATTTTCCCATTTCCTTTTCTCCTTTTAATTTAATTTATAAATAGCCGGTCTGTCTTTTCCGCTGCTCCCTTTAAGTTCCCGAAGGAATAAAAAAAGCCTTTTTGGATTTGTGTGTTCCCTTTTATCCCTACCACTCCCTAAAGTAAGGATAAAAGCACAAATCCAAAAAGGCTTCTTATTTAAAAGGAGTTGTTTTTATTATATAACTCGGAACATAGTTATATAATAGCCTAATATAATAGACTATCCGGAAGAGTAAAGCCTTTTTTCCGAAAAAACCGAAAAAAATCACTAAAATCACTCATGCGAGAGTCCCCTATAAGCCCCTTAAAATATCTCCCGCACACTTTTACACAAGGAGAGTGAGACTACCCCTTTAAAACCCGTGACCTATCACTTTTTTTTCATCGAATCCCCAGGGGAAAATCTATCTTTAAGTCTATCATAAACGGCTTTTTTACTCCCGATTTACCGATAAATTCACTTTTATAGTCTTTTAAAGTTTTTCTTAGCTAGTTCCGCCCTTTCTTGTTTTTCTTCGTCCGTTAATTCTCTCTTAACCGGATGACTTTTAAGCCATTTTTTAATTTGTTCTTTTTCTTCCGCTTCAAGTTTTTCTGGATCCAATCCTTTAGTTCCGGCTGTTATTACGCAACTCCGTTTTAACATTTCCAAAGTGTAATAGCCTTCTACCGATTTCCGACTATATTTGCGCTGATTTTTGATCCAACCGTCCTTATTATAAAGAGAATTGCCGCAGACATCCTCTTCCGGATACCAAGTATAGTTCCCGACCTCTTCATCTAAAGGGCACATCGGGGCGTTACAACTTTCAAAGGATTTACACTCATCTTTCATTTAGCTTTCCCCTTTTTAATTTTTTTCTCTTCCGTATCTAAACGACTCATCCATTCATCAAAAGATTGTTTATTGTCCGTTTCAATAACATATAAACGCCCATCTGATAATTTGCGTTTCCTTTTAAATGGATAATAAGTTTGTTTAATCATATCTCTACTCCTTATAAATTTAGTTCTTTTTTAAGATGGTTCGCATCCTTCGGAGAAAGCTCCGCTGGGTCATTTGATTCTTGTAATTGTATTATTTCGACTTGAGTATTCAACCCACTTAAACTTAAAGCAACCTTTTCAGCGCTTTCTCCCGCTTCTTTATCGAATAGAATAAATACAGTATCGAATTTGCTCAATAAATAGATTTGCTCTTTTAAAACCGACGTTCCAAAAGTCCCAACGCAGCCCGCTCCAAATCTCCAAACGTCAAAAATCCCTTCCACTACTAACACCCTTTTTTTTACCGCCTTATCTATATTATATAAAAGGAATTTGTGATGAATTAACTCTTTGTCTTTAGCGCAAACCTTATATCTCAATTTAGCTTTATTTGTAATATCCCGACCTTGATATGAAACCAATCTATCGTTAAAAAATATGGGCGCAATAATACGATGACTATATGCGCCTTTATAATCCGTTCCCTTTACTCCGTATTGATCTATAATTAGATCGGGATTAAAGTCCCGCTTCTCTAAATATTTCCTGTGCCTTCGGGAAAGCTCTCCCGCCCCCGCCGGTAAATTTAAAGATCGAGGGGGCTTTTTCTTCTTTTGTTTTATTATCGAATATCTGATATCATCTTCCGAAAACTCTTCAATTATCTTTTTACTTTCCCAATACTCGCAATTAGTAAGAACTTGAATAACTTTATCTAAAGGATGAAATTTGCAAATCCAACAATGATAGTAGTTATCGAATAAGCTAAAACCGCCGTGCTCTTTTTCATCGCCGCAAAACGGACAACTAATATTTACGAATTCAGGGCTGGAGTCGCTACCCTCTTGCGTCCATTGAATTCCATAGATATCTAAAAACTTTATGGGATTAAAAGGCATTATTTTACTCCTTATAATTTTGTCTTTATTAACTCTAATAATAAAGACTTTTCTTCAGTCTTTTTCCCTTCCAGAACGGCATCCAATTTCTTTTTCTTCTCATCGATTATATTAGCTATATCTATTTCAATTGTTCCGGCTGCTATTAAATAGAAAATATTTATGCTTTCCGCCGTTTGTCCTATTCTATGAATCCTATCTTCAGCCTGAGCGTGCTCTCCAGGAGTCCAGCCGAGTTCTAAAAAAGCGACCGAGTTAGCAGCCGTCAAAGTGAGCCCTACTCCCGCTGCCTTGATATTCCCTATGAAAATTTTAATTTTAGGATTTTCCTGAAAGGCTTTAACCGACTTATCTCTATTTTCTTTGCTATCTCTACCATCCAATTTAACGATTTTCCCTTTATACTTTTCCATAAAATGATCGATTGTACTATGATGCGTTGCGAAAAGTACAATTTTATTTTCCGACTCTAAATAATTATCTAACCAATTTTCAATCATCTTCAATTTACCCGATACCGCTAATTGTTTTAGCTTCTCGAACCTTACTAATATTTCAGCTTGTCGGGCTTTCTCCGCTTTCTCTTTTCCTTCGTTTTCCCTTAACCAAGAAATAATATCATCCTCAGCTTTCCGATAAGTGTCTATATTATTTATCGGGAAAGGAACAACTGAAATAACTTTATCCGGTAAATCTTTCAAAACATCTTTTTTCAAATTCCGAACCATTATTTTTTCCTTAAGAATGTTATGTAGTTCTTCCGTATTCGTTGCGCCGTTAAAAGTCCATCCAAAACCGTTATGAACCGGCTCACAAAACGAATGAGCAAAATTCCAGAATGAAGGAAATAAGGAAGGATTCAATATATTTAGTATAGGATAAAATTCTATTGGCTTATTTAAGATCGGAGTCCCGCTCATAGCTATTATATTATTTGCTTTTTTAGTTATCTGTTTAACAGCTTTTGTTCGGTTCGCCTTCCGATTCTTAATATAATGGCACTCGTCAATAATAATAGTATCGAATTTTTTATCCATAAGGTCAGGTCTGGCAACTATTTTTTTTGTTTCCTGCTTATCTATTATAATAGTAGTAAAAAGAATATCATAATTGATAATATAAATATCGGCTTCGGGAAGAGCAACGCTTCCATTGTATCTACCATTTATTATTTCCGTTTTCTCCCCTTCGCTCATCCAACTTTTAATTTCTTTATCCCAATTTAGTTTAAGACTCGCAGGAACCACGATTAAAGCCGGTCTATTTTCAGGATGTTTTTTAAGCCACATGAGAGCTTGTATCGTTTTCCCTAATCCCATTTCATCGGCTATAAGAATTTTGCCGCCAAAATCATCAATGGCTTCGACTCCCTTTTTTTGAAAAGGATATAATTCATTATATTTTTCGGGTTGTTTTCCCGAAGGAATAGGCGAAAGAGCTTTCTTTTTATTATTAACTAAATCACTCGATAATTGAAAACCCCATCCCTTTAAACTATTAAGCGCCGTTTCCGTAATAGGAACATACCAAGTTCTTTTATCTTTTATATATTGACGACCAGGAAGGCTCTTAACCTTACTTAATAATTCATAAAATTCCATTTTATCCCGCAACATCAATTTAACCGACATAGTATTTTTATCAACTTTTTCCACAATTTGTTTTTCCATTTATTTTCTCCTTTATAAAATGTCTTTAATTTCTTGAAAGGCGTTTATTATATTCGTATGTTTCCAATTTGATTGAATCAGAAAAGAATAAATGCTTTTTTTAGTTATTCGATTTCGCCAAACATTATTTCCATTATTTCCCTTAACCTTATCGGAAGAGTTAAAAATTAAATGGACGATTTCTTTAGCCTTAACCGATAATTGTTCCAACTGATCTTCAAACTCAACTTTTTTATTTTCTTTTTCTCCTATTGGATCAGCCCTTTCTATAAACTCTATTTCCTCAAATTTTGTTTTTGCGTTTTTGTATAATCCGTAATACAGATTATAATAAAAAAAAGTTCCAAAAGAACTCTGCCGATCTACTTGATATTTATTCACGCACTCGCAAAAAATCAAATTTCCTTCGCTTATAAGTTCATCTCGATCTTTACCGGTTAAGTGATGGAGCTTATTAGCGTGAAAATAAATCATTTTTTTGTAATCATCATATTCAATTTTTTCCATATTCTTTTCCCTTTTTATTTGGTTTGCCGCTACTTTCCTAAAGGAAAGTAAGGGGAAAACAAATTATAAATTTGGGCTAAACTCTACTTCAGGATCAGCGTCGACTATTATAGCCTTATAATAATTTTGAAATAGTTGAAATTGTTTCATAGTCGCTTTAAACAAAAACTCTTCCCAATCTATTATATAGCTTTGAGATTTATCCCGATCAAAATCATTAGCGGAGTACATATAATCTGCTCCAGAATGAGAAGTGTAACAATTTCCTTCAAATTTTTCTCTTAAGGAATATTGATATTGATCGAACACTTTTTTTATGTCCGTATTAAAAAGTTTTTCTTCCATTATTTTCTCCTTTGCTATTTGGTTTGCCGTTACCTTCCTAAAGGAAAGTAAGGGTAAAACAAATTATTCATCATACTCAGAAAATCCTTGCTCTTGAAAATACTCGGTAAAAAGATTGTTACATTGAGCGCACTCGTATTCAATCTCAGTTCCATGATCATAAATGAGGTAGGC